CATCGGTTGTTCACAGTACCGACGTACTGGATGCCGAGGGAGCTGGTGAAGGTTTCGCTGGGGGCGGGAGCGAAGCCGGCGGTTGCGGTCTCGAAGATCGAGGCAACTTCGGGGCTCGTCACGATCCAGTTGGCGCCAGCACGCAGGGTCTTCCTGTGGATGACGTTGGAGATTTCGACAACCTTGACGTACAGGCTCTCGTATTTTTCCTTGATGGTTTCGCCGAGGGCGGTGTTGAAATCCCAAGCGGACACGGTACCGGCGTTGTTGCGCAGGTCAGTCAGAACCTCACGGTCGATTTCCAGGTTGATTTCCTGAGCCAGAACGGCGGTCAGCTCAGCCTCGGCGTCGAGGTTGTGCTGGCTACGCAGGTCCTGTTGAGCTTCGTAACTCCACACGGCCTTCAGCTTGCGGGTCTTGGCCACGATCTCTTCGGATTCAACTACTAGGTTGATCTCAGGAAGATCTTGATTGCACTCCATGTTGTACTCATAGGAGAGAACAGCATTGTTGCTGCCGGGAGCTCCGTTCCAAGTAAGAGTCAGTTCGCCGGTGGTGGTGTTTAGGCTGCCGGCTGTGCACTTGGGGTTGGGAGTGCCGATGTCGGAGAAGGTGAAGGCGCCGGCTGCGGACACAGTGAATGTCTGGGCGGCGACGGCTCCATCATATATGGTGCCAGTCACGGTGCCGGCCAAAATCGGGGTGTGCTCCAGAGGGCTGAACACGGAAACCACGCCAGCGCCTGCGTCGGTGCTGGTAGTTTCGTTCTGCACGAACTGTGAGCTGTAGAAGATGTTCAGATTGGCAGTACCGTCAGCGCGCTGCATCAAGCTGTTGACGTCGTCGCCAGGAAAGCCGCCGTTGTTGTCGGCGCCACGGACGCTCCCCTTGTTGGAGCTGTAGCGGAAGCGGAGATAGTATACCAAGCCGGTCGGGCCGAGCAGGGGCTGCACGGACACGATCTTGTTGGCGATCAGCTGGGGATAAATCCTGCGGACCAGCGGAATGCTGATGCGCTTGAACTGGGCCACGTCGCCGGTGTCGGTGCTGACCTCATTCATCAGGCGCTGGTTTTCCAGCAGGACAGCGGTGGCCGAGCGGACATAGCGATCCTGAATGCCTTCGAGGAGACCAGTCTTCTTCCAGCGCGTCTCGAGTTCACGAGCTTCGTTCAAAAACCTTGAGTTTGCGTTCATGTATGATTCCTATTCTGTTGCTGTTGAAGGTTAGTTATGTCTTTTCAGACCCGACAGGACCAAGAGTTGATCCACGTCTTCACCACCGTTGCTCGCCGTGTGTTCCGGAATCACGACAGTCTCGTTTGAGGTGGTGCCTCTCCCCATTACATTCTTGGCTTTCTCAGTTCTTTCTTTCTGTTCGGTCACAACTGCCGACTTCTTCTCTTTGGCGACAACCTGGCGGCTCTCGCTGATGAGTTCTTGCGCTTGACGGACGCTCTCCGTAAGCTTGGTGTTCTCTGTGCTGATGCGGATGTTGCGTGCCTCAAGGATGCGCGTTTGGCCCTTGAGCTCCTCGATTTGCTTCGTGGCGGATTCCAGCTTTGCGCTGTTGACGCCTTCAAAGTCCTCGTCAGACAGATAGTTCGAAGTGATGTCGATGATGCGCTCTAGGGCGACCTTGTGCTCGGCCATGCGGGGGTCGTTGAGCAGGTCCTTGCGGGCTTGCTCGTAAATCTCCGAACCCTTGAGCTGGAGGAACTGATCGACCTTGTCGACGATGTATTCCTTCATCTCTGCCAGCTTGGAGTCGTACTCTTCGTACATCTCAACTTCTAGGTTCTGGTTTTTCTCTCGCTCGCCCTTCAGCATCTGGTAGGCTTCTTCGTAGCCCTCTTCCAGAGCAGCCTTGTACTCCTCGCCCTGAACTTCCAGACGAGTGCGGAGGTCGCTGATGATAGCATAGGCTTCTTCGTAGCCTTGCTCGGCGACCTTCTCGGCCTCTGCCAGTTCATTGGTCAGCTCGGCGTAAGCCTCTTCCAGCTTCGAATTGTATTCGGCCTCGAGAGAACCCTTGGCCTGCTCCAGCAGTTCCTTGACGGAGTCAGCAACCTCGTTGATCTCAGTTTCGGGCAGTAGCTTCTTCAGAGCTTCAACAATCTTTTCCATTAGCCTAACCTCGCTGTGATGTTTCGTGTTTGTGTTTCAATGATTCCACCCAAACAGGCCAACAATGCCTCTTTCGTAACCTTATGTATGCGCCCATCTTTATTTTTGGTCGCATTTTGCGAGGATTCTTGGCTAGGCTGGGGGGCATAGCTTTCTTTCTTAGCACTCACCACTTTCTCCTGAAATGCTGAGTGGGTGCTCGGGTCTGCTACCGCATCGAACGTGATGAGCTTGTAGCTTTCGCCGATAACCAGAATTCCATTCTCGTCGCTCCTGCCGTTGCCTACGCCACGGCTGCTGATGCCGACGCGAACGCCGTCGTTCAGCAGAGCCTTAAGGATCTTCCCGTGGGGAGTGTTGAGAATTTCTCCCTCGCCCATCAGGTTGTTGCCCTCCCACCACAGCCTGGTGATAACATGGGAGGCCTTCTCAAAGTGAACAATGCTGTCGGACGGGTGGTCCAACTCTCCAATTAGGCCACGGGCTTCGATTATCGGGATCAGCTTCTTGACGTTTTCGTCCAGAACGCCGTATGGGTATATTCTCTTGTTCTTGTTGACGGCCTCTGCTTCCTGGAACTTCCCCCTGAACTTTGTCAGTCCCCTGTCGGTGACTGACTCATTCAGGTTCATCTGGAAGCATCCGTTGTTGCAGCCGTCAATGAACAGCACCTGGTTGTTATTCATTGACACTCCTTTTTGTTAAACAACAGGTTTGCGCATCTTTGGCTTCTGCTGCAGGGGGTTCGACAGGTTAGGCCAAGTTTCCTTGTCCTGGTGAGTCGCAATACCTGCCTCCGGATCGTTGCTGCCATCGTCGTGGACCTTCGGGGCCATCGACTTGGGCACATACGGGTTCTTCAGGTCTGGGTACACGTCGCTGTTGGCCATGTTGCCAAGTCCGTCATGACCCATTTCGTCAGCCAGTCCGGCGTTGTAGTCCTTCCCATCGCTCACGGGTGCAGGGCTCTTCCAGTCCCCGGTCTTGGTGGAGGCCACAGCAGCTTGCTTGGCGTTCCAGTGAGTCATCGGGTTGTCGCCGTTGAGCGAAACCTTGACTCCTTGATCCCAGCCACCCTCTGCGCCGTATTCGGCGGCCTCGAGGATATCGGCGAGGTAGTCTGCGATGGTCTCGGCGAGGTCCATGTCGGGGGTCAGCTGACCCTTCAGGACGGAGGAGCAGTCTTTCAGGAAGTCTGCGGCCTCGATGCGGGTGGCTTCGTCGCCAGTCTCGACTGCTGCGCGATGAACCTCGTGCAGGGCGTTGAACAGGTCGGAGAAGATGCGTACTTCGGCGTCGACGCTCTCGTCCATACGGCCGAACAGCGAGGAGCTGGCCTCGGAGAAGTCTTTGAAGGAGTCCTCGCAGTTCTGGCACTCGGCGGTGATGTCATTGCTCACGCCGGCGAGCTTGGCAATCTTCCTAACGCGATCGGTATAGGCGTTGTGGGCGGTTCTGAGGATCGCCTCGGCCATGAACGCGCAGGTGGAGTCGTCGTAGTTGTTGACGTTTGCGGTCTCAAGGGCAACCGAGATTTGCTCGGCCAGCTCGGACTCGGTCATGTAGATGATATCGGCCCAGCGGGTCACGATCACCTCAAGGGTTTCCTCCAGACCCTTGTTGTCGCTGATGTTGTTGTACCTCTTGAGGTCGGCCATGGCCTTGACGAACATCTGGTCTCCGCTGATCTTCTTCATCTTGCTGCGGAGAACCTTGACCTCGGTGTCGAGGCCCTTCAGGCCAAGGTCCAGAATCTTGCCTTCGTTCCGCTTGGCCATGGTCGGGATGCGAACCGAGGTGACGTTGCCACGGTCGTCGGCTGAAACCGACTCGCTGATCGTTCTGCCGTTGTTCTTGAAGTCGATGTATCCCAGCACGTTTTCGCACATGCGGGCCCACTCCTTCATGGTCTTCGGCTTCAAGAGGGCCATTGCGGCCTTCCTCTTCTTGCGGCCAAGCTTCTTGCGCTCAAGCGGGCTCATCAGCATGAGGGTGCGGTTGCGGGCGGCAGTCCTCTTGGCAATCAGGGCTGCGCTCTGCTTCTTGCCCTTGAGTGGGGAAGCCAGCCTGCCTATGGCGGCCTCGTTCACGATTTGGCGCTTGACGACCGGGGTGGACATATAGGTCTCAAAGAGGTGGCTAGCCTTGCCATCGTGGTTCTCGAGGATGGAGTCGATCATCGAACTCAGCATCTTGCGAGCAGACTTGCGCTGGCTCTCTTCCTCCACTACCAGCAACTCGATGTTCTCAAGGATTACCTCGCTGTTGTCGATCTTGTAGGTGGCGTGGATGTAGTTACCATCGGTGGTCTGGTAAGTAACGTCGTTTTCGCCGAAGGTGTGGAGCTTCAGTCCATCAACTCCGAGTGTCTTCGCAAGGACTTCTTCGGCCTTGGCAAGCTCGTTCTGGGCGCGAGTCAGCGAGCTCTCTTCGATTTTCTTGAATGCGTCGAAGTCGATCAGTTTTCTCTTCATAGTAAATGGGCTCCCTCTGCTTATGTTCCTTTGTTCTTCGATATCTGCGGTGCTGCACCGTAGGGCGCACTCCTTCACCAATGTCAGTATTTATACAACTGGCTGTATTTTCGCCGTTGAATATTTGAATTGACTGAGCACCCGATATATAAGTATGCTCTTAACCTTTAATTTGGGTGCCACCATGAAGTCGTTCACCGACTACATTGCTATGAAGGAAATCGCCGTTTACGGCATGGACCAAGCTGAGGACAGGCCCCGTGACGAGGACCCCCAGACTCAAGCGTCAATGACCGCAGTCGCAGAGAGCTTAAAGAAGATAATGAAGTTGAGGCCAGAAATGGTGATTGCTTTCCTCAACTTGCACAGGACCGACCCCGATATCAAGGAGATATTGAGGAAGCACAACCTCGACTCATTCCTAGACCCCAAGGGCAGCAAGCGTGGCGACTATAGGGACAAAGGCCTCGGCGATGAGGAGGGGGAGGCTAACATGATCGCCCCCCATGCAGCCGACGGCCACACCGGGGACCCGCTGGCTTAATCAACCAAAGATCACTTTGGATGCCTTTCGGAGGCTCTCCTCCGATATGTCGAACCCGCTGCATTCGGCAACCACACAATCGTGGCCGCAGCCTGGGCAGAGGCATGTTTGTCCATTGTCGGTGTGGGATTGCACATCCTGCATGGCGAATACCTTGCAGCATTTGAAGCAGCCTGCCTTGCAAGACTGCTCCACTAGCCTCCTGTTCTTGAATGCCAGATTCGGTAGTTGCAACGCGCTCGTCATGGCTGCACGCTGTAGTCCACGTCCTCTATGTCGGCCTCAAGGTCATAGCCCTGTATCTCAAGATCATACTTCTTGATTTCATCTTCGGAGGGCTCCTCAATCTCAACCGGCTGCGCTGCAGGCTTTTCAGATGGGCCTGCCTCCGTTGGCGGCGGCATTTCCCCGGGAGGGCCATCCGGTGGCGCTCCCTCAGGGGGAGTCCCTTCGGGGGAAAGCATGGGGCTGGGACCGCCGGCCTCCGATCCAATTTCGGTGGCCTGCTGATCTCCCCCAGCAGGTATCCCGACCCCTAGTAGCTGCGGGTTTTGGGCGAGGACCTGTAGCTTCAGGTCCTCAAGCTTTTGTATCTTCAGCCTCGCAAGCATTTCGTCGGTGTCGTCCTCATTGTACTTGAGGACTTTCCGCATGATGTCATAGTCCGACATCAGTTGGCTGCTCTTCAGCGAACCTGCGTTGCCATATCGGGCATTCACCACCTCTTGGCGGCTAAGCTCGCGCCAATCTGAAGGTGGAGTCATCTTTATCTTGAGATCCCTGTAGGAGTCCTCGGGGTAGCCACGCAGCTGGAGGTGCCTCTCGGCAATCTCCAGCAAGCCGTCCTCAAAGCCGCTCTGCAGCCTCTCTATCATCCTTGCGAACTTCACGTCCTGCGCGCTGAGTGTGATCCTTGTCGCGCTCGGGTCTTCGTTGTTGAAGTAGTTCTTCGGGAAATTGAGCGCAGTGAGGAGCTTGTTGCGGAAGTAAACGGCGTCGTCGATCTCGCCGAGGTTCTCAGCCCCCGCCAAAGTGTCGATCCTCGTGTTGCTGTTCGGCCTGATGGGTAGCCAGTAGTCCTCGTCTTGGGCTGGCGGCTGCCATCGCTCCTCCACTTGGTTGGCCCCTGTGCCGCCCGTGTTGTTTGCGATCTTCCTCTTCCTGAACTGATCTTTGAGCCTGTCAATGAATGCCTCCGCCTTGTAAGGAGGGAGTTGGCCCACGTCGATATAGAAAACCCTGCGCTCTGGCGCACGGACAAGCCGGTAGACCACCATTGCGTCCTCCATGAGGCGCAGGCTGTGCGCCGGGGCTCGCGCAGGCTCTATGAGGCTTTGCCCGTAAGGGTAGAAGGTCTTCCTGTCGTCGCCGATCCTGAAGTGGACTACCTGGTTCGGGGCGAACCTGACCGCCGTTGTCTGATTCAGCTCCGTATCAGAAAGCTCCGTGACAGAGCCACGCACTATTGCCTGGTAGTCCGGACCCTCTTTGCTCTGCTGGAACTCAATCAGCTTGCTCTTTACCGTCTCAATCCTGTACATGGTTTCCGGAGGCAAGGGTACGGCACGGAATAAGCCTTCTTTAGGGTTGTCGGGGTTGATGACGAGCTCCAGAAATTGGTCGCCGTATATGCAGAGGTTCTTGAACCAGGTCCATGCGTTTCTATTCAGGTTCAGCATCTTCCGGTTCAGGAAAAGAAACTCCAGCTCGTCCTTGACGTCGTTGTTCTCGGCGACGACGCGAACCATGTTGCCGTTCTCGTCCTTCTGGCAGTTGTGCAGTATCACGCTGTCGGTGGCGAAGCACTGGTGCCTGTCGACGCTGATATCATAGACGTCTTGCTCTGTGTCCGGCTGGACGCCTATGACCGTCCGGGTATCCTCAAGCCTGTGCAGCCTTTTTATCTCCTTGTACGAGAAGCCCTCCTTCTGCAGCCAAGTCTCAATAGTGTGCCAGTCATGCTCCATCTGCTTCATGACCTGCCTTGTTGTCAGGCCCGCACCAAGCATCCTGCACGCCTTGTTCACCTTTTGCAGGTGGTGGTCGGTCTTGCCGCTCTTCCAGTCGTCGACGAACTGCCGCTCGTGTATCCAGCCCTTGTTGAAGCTGAAGAGCCTAGGGTACTGGTGGTGCTTAAGCTTTGTGAACCTCTGGTCGGCAGGGATCCGATAAAATGGCATGAGGACCGATCCTTCGGCGAGCTTGCGTGCCTCCACCCAAGTTCCATCTTTCATGAGGACCCTGTGGTCGTCCGTGCAGGTGAACGAGGAGCCGTTGTCAAGCAGAACCTTGATGGTGGTCGCCCTCTTCACCAGCCTCGGGGCGTAAGCCCACCCGAGCGTGTAATCATTCTGCTGGAAGTCGTAGCTGTAGACGAGGAACCTCTCGTCGGCTTTCTTCTCGGCGAGCTCCTTGATGGTGATGAACCCGAAGGGTGTTGCGACCTTGGTGTCTCCGGCGACGCAGGCCTCGTCGCTGAAGACGGTCATCGCCATCTCAATCTCAGGCACGTTCCTGAGACGCTCATACTCCTTGTATCTCATGGCCCGATTCGACAGGGTCGTCGTATCGATCATGTCGTTTGTCTGGCGGTAGCTCGACATGCCGCCGCTGACTTGCCCGTTGCTGATGTCGGCCCCGAGGGCCTCTGGCTGTGTGATGCCCGCCGTGCCGAACTGCCTGGGGTTTTTCAGGCGGGATAGGGGGTCGGGCTCTCCGCTGTAGCTGAAAAGCTTGAAGAGGTCGCTCCAGATAGGCATTTATGCTTCCTTCTTGACCCACACAAGGACATACATCTTTTAGAGTGTCGGTCAACTAATTAACTTTTGGGTATATACCAGTGAAAAAGATAGTTCTTATTTGCAGCCACCAACACTCAGGCTCATCTGCGCTTTATTGGTGCATGTGCTGCAATCCCAGAATTCAGGGAGTGAGGGTTGGCTATGAGCATGTTTACGACCACCCCCTTACGTTTTACGCCATTGCCAACGGCCCCCACAAGCACAAGACGAATGCTGCAATCTATATGGATGAGTTGCTTTTTAACCATCAGTTGAGAACTAAAAGCGCCTATGAGATATGCAAGTTTATCTATCTCGTCAGACCGCCAACTGATGTAATCCCCCATCTAGTTACTTTGACTAGGCATTCGCCTGAAACAGTGGTTCGGGCATATCTATTCAGATTGAGGCGCCTTTGCGAGATGGCGAAAAGAACTCCAGGGGCCGTGTTGCTGACTTTCCAGGAATTAGAGAGTTCGAAGGGCATCGACACGATAACGGATTACCTCGGACTTAAGCAGCCCATCTGGTATGACCCGAGGGTGCTAGACCCCGTGAAGGTTAAGGTCGGACAGATTCCTGTTGATGCGAGGATCATGGAGATGGCCGAGGAGGGGTTTGAGCGATACCTGTATTTTCTGAAAAGTCTAGATCTTCGGAGGCCAAGTTCAACGATACTTCAGGAGCCTCCAGTAGGAAGTGGGTGATTGCCTCGTCCACCCGATCCAGCTCGGATATGATTTCCTTGTAGGTCGGTATTTTCTGGTGCGTACCGAATTCTGCTACTGTAGCAAAAGCCCCATTCCTGTAGAAAAAGTCCAACTCACTGCCGAATATTGGGCGTCCGTATAATTCCGAGCAGTGGATTTGCTTGTATTTGGCAAGCTCTGCCATTCTGCCTACTATGCGATCATATTCCCTCTGATGCTGACAGTCGCCTCTTGTATCCCCGTAAGGGGTCATGAACAGCCTGCCATAAGTGTGGCCGCTCAGCAAGGCATCTGGGCGCACCTCAAAGAATAGCTTACGCAAGCCCATAACCGGTGCAATGCTTTGGTGCTGCTTGTTCTTGGGCGTAGGGAAGTCGCGATTGGGATCGACTCCGTCGACTTCCCTGGTTCTCTCGTAGGAGTCGGGAGATGCAGAAGGAACAAACCATATCTCCCTAGTGTTTAGTATCTCCGTGGCATTCTGCTCCTTGCCGTATTCGGACAGCAGAGTACCAAAGTAGGCCATGAGTATTCCAGTTGCCCAAGTTTCGTTCCCATGGATGCAACTCAAAATCAAGACGCGTTTTTTGGGCTCTTTCCAAAGCCTATTCCCTAGTTTCAGCGTCCAAATGTCCGTCCCCTTGGACGTTTGCGCAAAGGTTTTAGCCTCTGCCAAGTCGGGTGCCTCCTTGCACCAGTTCTTGATTTGATCGACCAATTGCGGATAGCTGAGATGGTGGGGAACTTTTAGCGTTATGCTTGGGGTTGCTGGTTCTGTGCGCTTGGGCTCGAGATTGCGAGCCTCTTCGTCTAGTATTCTTTCTGGTATTTGCGAAGATTTGGGTTGTGGCTTTGGTTTTTGCTCTTTGCCTTTCGCCCAGTAGGCCGAAATCAGGCATGCGGACAAAACTACTACAACTAACAGTTTCTTTTGAGTCGTCATGATTCTCCAGCCGCAAATCCTTTGTTGGTGATATATATCTATGATGATGAAATTCCATGACTACTTGAAGGCTAGGGAGTGGTACGGCGGCTCTGCAAACGACCCCTCAAACGTTGAGGACGAGGGCGACGGTGGGGATGGAGTAGAAAAGAGAATGGAGAAGCCTGGCGCTTTCCCGGTCTATGCCCAGAGCGAGTTACCCCCAACGCCAGCCAACCAGCGAAACACCTCAAAGAGGGGATGCGGCTGCAAAAAAGAAAAGAAGCCCGAGAAAACTCTTGGGCTTCGCAAGATTATGATTTGAGCGGCTGAAGGATGTAGTCTTTCTCATAAGCGCTCTGCGGCTTGTTACGATCAATTATCGGAAGTAGCGGTATCTTGGGGGCGTACTTCTTGAAAACGATGTCATTGTCGGCGTAGATTGTCGACACCCATCCCTCCCCATTCCTGTACCTCCGGAACTCGGCCATCGTCCATGTCCTAATTGCAAGGGTTCTGTCGCTATTGTTGATGTATTTGACTATACCCTTCTTTTCGTCGAAGTGAACCAGTAGCATGGCATGGCCTGGCACGCAAAATAGACATCCCCTCCGCTCCTCGACAACCGCCTTGCGTATGAGGGACAGGTCATTAACGTCGATGGTAGTCTCAAACTTGATGCCCAGTTGCTTCATTTTTCTGGCGAAAGAATAGGCATTTGCGTAGCTCTTGCAGTCGGGGTCATCCGTCAGGTTGATCAGCTTCGGCTCTTCGGCATAACGACCCATCGCCTCCGTCGTAGCCCAAACGCACTGTATGCCCGTCTTGTTATAGACTCTATCCTTCATCGGGACAGGGACCATGACGTCCGAAAGGTCTTCATCGACCGAACCGTCCATGGCTGCGATCGGATTGGTGTCTTTGGCCAAATAGACATTTGGGTACTGGGCGTCCCTTGGATCGACGCTCAGCTCAGGACCGATCTGGCCAGTCGCTGAGAAGTTGGCAGCCAAAAACGACAGACAAATAAGAATCCTCTTCATAAACCTCCCTGTTTTTCCGAGGAATGTATGTTGCTGCTGTTCCATGCAGCTATTTAGATGGTCATATTTATATATTAAAAATATACTCAATAAAAAAAGGGGACGGCCTAGGCCGTCCCCAGAATAATTCCAGAATTGGATTTTAGACGAAATCAGCCCCAGTCATCCTCTTCGTCTTCATCCTCATCCCAGTCATCGTCCTCATTGTCATCTTCTTCGTCCCAGTCCTCATCGTCCTCATCGTCCTCATCGTCCTCATCGTCCTCATC